TTCAAAATCAAACTTCCCTGCTTTTGCTTTATTTTTATAGTGCCTGATGTATTTTTCGAATATGTCAAATAGTTGGTCTTTATTTTTCCTCACATCCCAAAAGTATGATAAAATCATTTCTTGTGATAACATTCTGTTTATATTTATAGACTTTTTTATTATCTTTTTCCATGTATAATAAAGAGTTTCTTTTATCAATTATTATTTTTTTTGGGTTGTCAATATCAAAAAAAACCTCCCTATTGTGATTATTTCTAAACACAGTAAAGAGGTTTATCATTGTTCGGCAAGGGTTATCGGTCTTGCCTAATATTTCGTTTTCGTTATCAGAATAAAAGTAATTACTCTTTGACTTCTTTAGTTTCTGATTTAGTTTCTTCATCTTGTTTCACTTCTTCTACAGAAGGAGGTGTTACTCCAAACTGCTCTAAAGCCTGTAAAACTAATGAAGATTCTGATAAAGTGAATAATCCGTTCTTATTTGCTTTCTCACAAACTTGAACTATTATTTGTATGCTTTGCTCTTGTGTCATAATTATTTATTTATATCTACCTGTTTTCAAATCATACTGTATAAAACAACTTCCTAAAGTACCATTCAGTCTCTGTGATTTCATTTTAACAGTTTCGAACTCTACAAATTTAATATGTTTTTCTACATTTAAAAGTAAACCTTCAACTAAATTGCTGCCTTTTACTCTGTCTTGTACTTCATCATCGTTAATTCTATGCATCACTACCATGCAGTCGCACTTGTTAAAATGCATGGTTCCGCCTGCAAGAGAAAAGGAGGTTGCTTTCGGTATTACACCACGTATTGCGGTTGGTGTCTTAGGGTGCTCAACATAAGTCATTATGCTATCTGTTTTTTTTGCAAATTGTTTTAATATCGTCAATGTGAGTTTTAGGTATTGATACATATTACTGTCGCCTGCATTAGATTCTACTACCCAATTCAATGGGTCTATTATGAAATTATTGTAGCCTATCTTAGTGTATTCCTCAAATTTATCTACTAGTGAATTAATTGTAGGCATCTCATCATTGTTTTCTAGGAATGCAAAATGATTACCAATAAATTCTAATGCTTTATTCATTTCTTCTTCGCTGCATACCTCTGCATAATTTGGGTTTACGTTTTTACCTAAATACGCTTGACATAAATTCAATACAAGTTCAGCAGTATTTGTTTCAGGTGAGTACATCATAATCTTATCCTTGTAGTGATAGGCTCTAAGTATGCTTAAATAATTTAATATTTCAGATTTACCACTTTGTGGATATCCACTAAAGCAATACAAGAATCCTTTTCGCCATCTAAAATTTTCGTCAAGTCCTTTTATGTGTGAGGTCTCTCCCATAGGATAACCCTCTTGATAATATGTAAACAATTTATCTTTTATGTCATCTACAAATACCTCTTTACATGCATTCTTGTTATAATCTTTCTTAAGTATGTCGTCAAAATCTTTTACTTTAATTGGCATTTTTTATTTTAATTAATGTGTTTTCTAAATCGTCAATAATACCAAGATATTTTTCTTGTTGTTTGCCGATAGCATCTGTTATCTGCGTTGTGCCATCATTCAAAGCGTTCATAAGAATTATCAATTTCACTAATCTATTGATTGTATCTTTTGCTAAATCAAAAAACTCCTTGTCCATTTCTCTCTGATACTTCCCCCTATTCTCTACTGATTCAATCCATTTTACAGTTACTGGGTTTGTCTCAAAATCATTTATAAATTTTTGTATTTTCTCTTTCGTAAGTTGCATTTTTTTTGTATTTTCTAATTACATAGTAATTAATTACATTGTAATAATTATTTTTTATATATAAAAAATAATAGTAATTACATTGTAGTCAGTAATTTATCAATAATAAAATTAAATTTAAAAAAAATTTTTAATATTTAAAAATAATTTTATAAATTTGCCTTATGTTAGATAAAGAAATGCTAGAAGGACGTCTCAAGGAGATGAAGCTAGACAAACAGAAATTAGCTAACAAGATTGATGTTACGTTGATGACAATGTATAATAAATTTAACAATCCTGATAGCTTTAAAATATCAGAACTTAAAAAACTTGCACGAGTTGGATTTATCAAAAACCTTAGAATTGATTTATGATGGAAGATGTACAAAAGAGTATTATAAGACAGAGTTCCATAAAGGCATCTATAGACTTTTGGAAGATGAAAGCCGAGCAAGGTAACGAAGACATATCAGTCGATACAATAATAGATACTGCAAGTGAGATTGCATACTATTGTGCAACTGGTAAGAAGTATAACAATAACAATAAACTTTTAAAATAATGAGCAATAAATTATATTTAGGTAGTGGGTGGACAAAGAGTGGTAAATACGGAGATTTTTCTAACATACAAGTTGATTTAAATAAACTTGCTGAGAATCCTGACTGTATTCAGAAGGTCGGTGATAGAAAATTTTTGAATTTGACTATTGGTAAATTGAGAAATAAATTAAAAGCTGGACAAGATTTATACGTAGCTTGGAATGACTTCACACCTGCAAAGACAGTAGAAGACAAGGCAAGTGATATGCCTTTTTAATTATCACACATTTTATAGTTTGGTGAGTGCCTGAGATTGATAGGATGTTTGGAAGCACCTCAGTCAAAGGCACTTTTTTTTTATATTACAGTATGATTGAGTTTACAAAACATTTTTTTGGGTTCTGTGGTGAACATTGGCACCCTAATATATGGACTATTTTTTACACATCACCTTTTATTTTATATGCTTTATACTACCTTAGATGGCATTTTATAGGTTTTTTAAAAAAAACTTTAAAAAAACTTGTCTGATTTTAAAAAAATTTTTAAATTAGAGTATAACTAAAAATGAAAACTATGAAAAAAGAATATAGAATTGGTTTTGTTGGAAGCAAAACAACTGATGCACATGATGGCTTTGTACATAAGTTTTTAATGGTCATACATCATGAAAAAGGTATGTTGCATTTTGAATTTTATATACCTGAATTATATAAAGTATTGAAAGAAAAAAGCATTCGTATGTATGATGGTAAAGATATTGTTACAGCTTATAAAAACAATGAATTTAAAATGATTTGTGATTTTTTAAAAATAAGTCAAAAAAATCTTTTAAATGATATATGGCACAAGTATAAAATAGCAATGATATATGCAAAAAATAATCCATTAATATAGGATGAAAAAAATAAAAGACACAAATGATGAATACCATTCGCACAAATCAATAAGTGCGAGTGGTTTAAAAATGATTTACAAGAAATCTGTTTATCATCACCTCAATAGTGTTTTTAAAATGACAGATGCTATGAATTTTGGTAGTGCAGTTCATTCAGCATTGCTAGAAGATTCAAACGACATTGCAGTATTACCTGAGTTTAATGCAAGAACAAAAGAAGGCAAAAAGATAAAGCAAGATTTCCTTAATGATAATCAAGGAAAAATTATAATTAAACAAGAAGAACAAGAAGCTATAGAAAAAATAAAAAAGAATTTCAATAATCATAGTTTGGCTAGAAGTTTGGTAAAACGACTTACTGAAACAGAAGTTTCATACTATGGTAAGATAGATAATATACCTGTAAGAGTAAGACCTGACGGAATCAAGAAGAATGATTACATCATAGACATAAAAACAACTAGCGATGCTAGTCCAAGAATTTTCAAAAGTCAAATGTATAACTATGCATATCATCTTCAAGGATGTTTCTATAGTGAGGCACTCGGCTATGACCCTGCTAAATTTAGATTCATAACAATAGAAAATAAATATCCGTTTTCAGTAGAGGTGTTTGGCATGTCAGATGATATGATTGAATATGGTCGTGATGCTTGGCGAATAGCATTTGAAAACTGGAAAGAATATATAGAAACTAACAATATGCGTAGTTTTTACTGGGAACACTATAACAATGACGGAAGTTTAATATTATGACAACAACAGACGATTTAAGCAAACACGAGAAAAGACAATTATTTGGTGCATATCAAACTAATAAATTTGTCAAAACTAAAATAGATGCACTTATGCACAAGTGTCAAATAATAGAATGTAATCTAGGTATAGATAGTACAGACGAAGAAAGAGAAAAAGCTAAAAACGAACAATTGATATTGTTAAGTAAGATTAAAGACCTTGACCCATTAAAGTACGATATATTAAAAAAAGTATTATGACACAGAAAGAATTTGACAAATTAGTGAAACAATTAAATGATTATAGTTTTGATATTATGCAAAACAAAAGACCTGAATATACAAACGAGGACGATGACGTACTGAATAATTTCAAATCTACTGCAGATAGATTAAACACTTCAGAACTTAAAGTGTGGGCAACATTTTTTGAAAAACAAATACAAAGCATTTATGCACATTTGAAGAATGCTAATCTTAAAAAGTCAGAGCCAATACATTCTCGGTTTTCAGATATAATCAACTATTGTTATTTAGGTTATGCATTGTTTGTAGAAAGAGATGGTAAAAAAAAGAATAATTAAAATTGTTGCAATTATCCTAGTAAGTATCTTATCTTTATTTTATGTCAGGGAACAAATCACGAAGAAAGGGACACGACTACGAAAGAGCGATACGGAAAGAATTTAGAAACTATGGTTGGAAGTTTTGTGAAACTTCTCGCTATGCTTCGAAGATGATTGACAACGCAAAAATAGATTTAGTTGGTACTGACCCATTTGCTATACAATGCAAATCTACTACAAACAATCCTAGCTATCATAAGATACTAGACCAAATGAAACCTAATAAACCTATGTACAAATTAATCTATCACAAAAGACAAGGAGGTAGAGAGTACGTAATTATGGAGAAGAACGATTGGCTAGAGATTTTAGAGATGCTTACTGAAAATAATATCATAAAACCTTACTAAAAAAATTAAATTTTTTTTTAAAATTCTCAGGTATTTATTAAAATATTTTTTAAATTAGAGTATAATTAAAAAATAAAAAAATGGAAAAATTCAAAATAAATAACGAAATCAAATTAAAATTAGAAAACTGGGATATTCAAGATGTGTTCTCTTACTTGTATCATTTAAGAGCTAACCCAAGCAAAAGAAATAACCAGTTAGAAAAAATTGTTAAACAATATATAAATAATTATTAAAATGGAAATATACAATTACAATAGAATGGGTAGTATTGATATGATAAGTTTAGAGCTTGTTTTTAAAGCATATAACGAAACACATTGCAAAGAAGATATACAGATGATAGGATATAACGATACTACTGGATATGTATATATAGCTTTGGAAAATGGTATTCAGATTGTTTCAAATTTTGGACAGGAGGTTTATTACCTTGTAACAGACAGTTATAATGGTGATGAGTTTTTTTGTGATACTTACGAAGAAGCTGAAACTAAATTAGAAAAATTAAATGAAACAGTATAGCAAATTCATAAATCAAAAAAAAGATTTACAAGTAATGAAAGAAACTTGCAGACAATATATAGAATGGTCAACAAGTGAGTTTGAAGCAGATATGTGGGATGCAGTAGAATCAAAAATAAATAACTTAATTAAATACTATGAAAAAGATAAGTGATATAATACCAAAGTCTGACGCATATAAGTCGTTAGAAAAAAGAAAAAGAGACACAACAATAAAAGAAGATGTGTCCTCTATAAAAAAACTAGCTGAGGAAATATACGAGGTTAGTTCTAAAAAGTATTATGAGCCAGTATGGTTTGAAATACGAAAAGATGATTATTTACAAGATTCTAATATGTGGCAATCACAATTAGATTATCTTGGTATAGAAGCAGATTGTAATGTGGTTACTTTAAAAGTAGTTGCATATGTTGAACACGACCCATTGTACGATGCACCTTGTAGTTAGGTACTTAGTTAAAAAAATTCTAGGTGTATGGCTCTGTACACGAAAAAAATGTTACAGAGTTGTACCTAGAAAAAATGGTGTCTGCATAAATTGTAAATAAAATGAAAAAAACAATAATAGAATTTTTATTCTTAGTGGTGCTTACTGCACTCACTTGGATAGCTTTAGTTTTAGTATCATGAGTAGTCCTAAATGTATATCAATGAGAAGCGTTGATGCTTTTTGGAATCACGAAAATGATATGGTCTTCGAGGGTATGACATTTGCTGATGAATTATATAGTGTAAGCATACCTGCACATGAAATAACAGATTCTTTAGATTATATAATTCAATGTAGAATTGAGTATATTACATTAGAAAAAAGAAGATTAAACCAAGAACAAAAACAACTTAAAGCTAAACTCAAAGTATGGAAATCTATGAATTCATAAAGAATCATTTTCTAGACAGTTGTTCTAATAATATGCATGATTTGAAACATAGAAGGGAAATTATTGAAACATATAAAGAACAATTTAAACTACTGAAAGAATTTATTAAAATTGAGGATGATAGTTTGAAACGATTAGAAAATGGGATTGATAAAGTATCCAAAAAGAGCAAAACAAATAATTGATTTTGAAGGTGTACAAAATGGTAATATACATCCTTCTGATATCGATGCAGTATTAGAATTTGATTCTAAATACTTATTATTATTTGAATTAAAAAAAGTTGGTGCTAAAGTACCTACAGGACAAAGAATGATGCTTGAAAGAATAATTGATGCTTGGGAAGATTGTGGTAAAATAGGTAGCGTTGTATATTGTGAACATGATACTATGTCTCATGAGACAATTTACCTTAAAGATTGTAAAGTAGTTGGTGTTTACAACAAAGGCGAATCTAAAGCATTTAAGGTTGATTTAAGGGAGTTTCTATTTATGTATGGGGAAAAGTATAATATTACAAAAATAATAGCTTAAAATAGCTATATTTGATTTTTCATTTTTGGGCTGCTTTCGGGCAGCCTTTTTTTAATCTTCAGGTTTATGTTTATAAAAATCAGTAAAACTAGCTATCTGTCCGAAATTAGATAAATTATTTTGTGTTGGAATATGTGTAGTGAGTTTATATCTATTTTTTGCTACATTAAATTCTAAAGAATCTATTGCTTGATGATTGTCGTCAGTCAAAGTGCTGAATGCTATTTTTGGAAATGTAAGCATATCAATAGGTTTTGTGAAATTATCACTAGATGGTAACTTCCTAAAAGTACCTTCATATTTTAAATTATTAGTAGCGTACTCATTTAGTCTTTGGAAATTCATTAACGTTTCTAATGTGGCACCACTAGATGCATCAAATGTTTTGTAAGCAGTTATTGTATTACCTGCACTATCTACTAAACAATTAGAATATTTACTGTCGTCAAGCATACCGAATCTATTTTCAATAGATTTCAATACACCACTATTATCTTTAAATGAGCCATCAATAATTTTTGTTTGTGTGTCATATAGTTCTAGGTCTGATATTGATTGTAATACTACGTCATCATAATATACTCTAAAACCTGAATTATTATATGCATCTTCTTTAGGTATAAAAAACTCTATTTTTGCAGAACCAGTTATTGGAGGTGCTTCCATAGATATTTCATTAAATCTCCATTGCTCTTGTACTGACCCTGTAATTGTATTAATACCTTGCGTAGCACTTGTAACCCAACTATTATCTGTTATAGACCAATAACGAGTACTGCCTGATGTAGGTATTATTGATATTCTAACTTTTATAATATACGCTAATAAACCAGTATTGTCAGGGTCGTGTGCATAATCTGCGAATACTAATTTGATAGGTTCTGCAGTTGTACCTACATTACCTGTATTGTTAGACGCAACTACTGTACTTGCACTTGTACTACCAATTGTAATTAAGGAAAAGTCTCCTGCATATGGTGTTATACCATACACTACTGGTGTACCACTACTCGTGTCAGCTGCAGTTGAATTAACTGCATACGCAATAGACCTATCAGGTATAGTCCAATCTGTTGGGTTTCTACCATAACTTGGTGTACCTCCGCTTGGTGAAGTGTTTACTTCATAACCACCATTATTAAATCGTGACTTTAATGTGTCTTTAATTCTTACTTGTGTTCGCTGACGTATTGCTGGTCTTCTAAGTGTTTTCGTTAAATCTTTATTTAATGGTTGTATTGTGTCATTGCCTGCAGAACTATTTATATTTAGTACAGGGTTTGTAATAGATAATGTGCCATCTGTTGCACCATTTTTTGTATATTTTTTGAATTCTTTAGAATAAGAGCCAGTATCATTAAATGAAGTCAATGCTAAAGATGCATTGTCAATGATAGTCCAAGTGTTTTCATGTTGGAATATTCTACAATTAAACATTCTGAGTATTGATTCTAATACATGTTTACAATCAAGATAATTACCATTTTCGTCTTGTAAAGAATCTACACTATTTAAATAAGTTTGTGTATAAGGATTGTCATTTGATGAGCCACTAGGTGTTAAAGTACTAAATTGATTTAATCTACATAAAACTTTGTATGAAAAGTCTAAACCTCTGCCACTTGTTCCGTCGCCACTCTGTAAATTAATATTCTTTAAACAATTTTGTATCACACTAAAAGTTTCAGGTCTTTCAGTTGTAATGTCCATATTATAACCATTGATTGTACCAATTAAATCAGAGGCTACAACTTCTACTGCATAAGGTCTTGATGCTATTGGTAATGTATAACTATCCTGCATAATAAAACCAGTCCAATGTTTTCTATATATTTCGTAATTCTGTGCTGTGCTTGTAGAAATTATTGTATCATCTAAAGTCAATAATGTATTTGAATCTACAGTTGTTACGTTTGCATAATTACCAGTTGTGGTATTAACGACTAAATCTCCAACTTGAACTTTAGAAGTAAATGTAGCAGTTGCATCTTTTAATTTATTTTGCGATGCCTCACCTGTGTCAGACTCACCACTTGCGAATCTTCTTAGAACGTTTATTTTATATTCTCTGTCATTATCAGGTAATATAAAAGTATATTCTTTATCCCATGCAAAATTAGCTTCATTCCATAAAACGTTTTCATTTTCCCAAGTTTCGCCGCCACTATTAACTTCAACATAAAAACGCAT